ACATGTGGAAACCGCCACAAGTCGGTATAACAAGCATCATATTACGAAATGGTGCCTACGCCTACGGACTGAATGACGAGCGCCGTGGCGCTGGTGTAAGTGACGTTAAACAGGCGCGTGGTATTGGTCGCCATCGTCATTGTTCCGGTCAGTGTCACACCGGAGCCAGCGACAAGCGTGGTCGTTCCGCCGGACGTGTTGGTAATCAGCAGCATGTAGCTGTCGCCAGGCTGCACATTGCCCTGATCGGCGAACATCTGGGTAGCGGTGCGGGTTGTCAGGTTGGCAGCACCGACGGCGGAAAACTCGGCACAGACAAACTTTGCACCGGACAGGTCGCCAGCAGCGGCAACAGTCGCGCCTACGGTGGTGTTTTTGGTGTACTTGGCGTCGGGCAATGTAGCGCCAGCAACATGCCACGATCCGTCGGATGCGGTCGAAAACGTCACGCGGGCATTAGGCGCGACACGGATGGCGGTGTTGGCGGCCAGCGAGTTAATGGTGTCGCCCGTGTACGGGTAAATATCCAGCGCAGCAGCGCCAATATTAGTCACCCAGCGCACAAGGCCGGCCTTGGCGGGCGGCAGCATGACGGAGTCGCCAGCGGTTGCGCAGGTGGTGATGCGAGAGACGACATTCGTCAGCCGGTAGGCATTGGCAGCGGTGCCGGATGCGGTTGCGGTGATGCCTGTTTCTGCGGCGAACTTGGCATCGTTGGTGCCTGCGCCGATATATCCAATACCCATGATTCACCTCACTCGGTTATGTTGCCGGGCATAACCGGCGAAAATTGCTGCGGGATGTGTTGCTCGTACTGCTCAGCCTCGATTGGCTCAGGTGCAAACTGCTCAGGCTCGGGCGGTTCGGGTTGCGTCATCAGCATTTGCTGCATCGTCTGCTGGACAATTGCGGCGACCATTTGCGGGTCAACGATAGCGGCGGCAGGTTGCAGCGCCTTCATGCGCTCGGTTTCTGCCTTGTACCACTCGACCTGCTGTGACTCTTTCGCGTCTTCGGCCTCGTCTTTCGCCTGCTTGATCTCTTCGCTGGCGGCCTGCAATTGCTGCATCAGGGCGTCTATGTGCTGTTTCGATTCTGCGGCCAGCGTTTGGATTTGCTGGTTGACCTGCTCGTCCTCGCCGCCTTCCAGGATTGACTGCACTTGCGGCGGCGCCATGACGGTCAGCGCCCGAGCAACCTTGTCAGCTTCTGGCCAGTCTTGCATCCGCGCCCACATCGGGCCGATGATTGGCGTCAGTTGCGGGTTGGCTTGCAGGATCATTGACAGCCCTTCGGATGCCTCCTGGCGCAATGTCGTGTAGCTCGGGCCGGAGACGATACGGACGTCATAGCATCCGATGCCGGGGTTGATGCTGATCGTGCCGTCCTCGGTCTTGACGTAGGCTTCCTGCTGGTCAGGGTCGACGACAACGAACTTGTGATCGCCATTCAGCCCGAGGATGCGGGCGATGCGCTTGCTGTCGTAGATGCGCGGAATCATGTCAACGATGGCGCGCCCAAGCTGCTCAATGCTGCGATTCAGATTGTCCTGATAATGGAAGTTTGCCGTGTCGCCTTCGCGCTGGCGGGCGGTGATTGCCTTGCCGGACGTCTCGTTGCTTGGCGCTCCGAGGTTGGCCCGGTACATGCCGATAGATGCCTGAATGTCACCGAGCGCCATCTGACCGCCCTGAACAAACGCAGACGGAAGCACAGGCGGCTCTTGACGCTGCGGCATCGGAAGCGCATTTCCGGCGTCGTCGACGTGGTTATACGGCAGGTAGGATTTGCGCGAAGTGTTGGCATCTCGCCAGATGGCCTCGTAACCGGCAATAGCTTCAGCGGCGGCCATGTAAGGCGCTGATGGCTGCAATGCTACCGCCTCAATGTATGCTGTGCGCTCGTAGTTGTACGCCTGCTGAGCGTCACGCATCCGGCGAACCATGCCGCACAGATAACGCTGGCCTTTGATAAACAACTCGTAGCCGACGACCGGAAACACCGGGATGTACTGACAGGGAAACTCGGACTGTTCAAGAATGTCACAGCCGGACATTTTCAGCGCAATGACCTTGCGCACTACCTGGTCGTATTTGCGCGTGATGGGCGCGGCAATGCCGGTGGACTCGGTGATTGCGTCGTATTCTTCCTGATCCAGATGCTGCTCGCCATCCGGCAGCGTGACGACAACGCGCGGCTTCTTGGTTTCCTGGATCTCGTAATAGTCGCAAAGCCTGACGGTCTTGTCGGTAAACCATGGCGACGATGACCCATAGTTGGTGTCGAACGACTCCGGCAACTTGCCGGGATATGCGGCCTCAAAATCGTCCTTGGGCATGTCATATTCGAGCGCCGCCCATCGCAAGTCAGAACCGTCCGGTTCTGTGCTGTCTGGGTCAAGAATCATCGCCAGTGGATCAGCAATACGCTGAATAACGATGTCCTGCTCGTTCGTTTCCGGGCGCACGATCTTGTTGATCAGCCGGAATCCGCCCAAGCCGATACGGGCCGCATATTCGGCGGCAGTGTCGTAGGCGATGCCTGCGCGGCTGACGTATTCAATGTGCCGGATGATGCCTTCCAGCGCCTCGGCCACCTTGTAATCGGCCTTGTTGTCGACAGGTAGCGGCTTAATGCCGGGCTTGTTTTGCCGAGCATCGTTGACCACTTGCGCGATGTACTGGTTGGTTTGGTCAAACACCAAGCACGGGCGATTCTGGCGGGCGGCTTTTGCCAGCCTGTCCCACTGCTGCGGGTCTGCCGGGTTTGAAAACTCCAGATCATCCTGCATACGCATACGCTGAGGCGACAGCCGCTCTACTGCGTCGTCTATGCGCTTTTTTGCGCGCTGATGCAGTTTGTCGTCAGTCTTGCCAGTCATTACATTGCCATCCAGGAGACATTTGATTCGGCTTCGATTACGTGTTGGCGACGGACACGGACGCCCATGCGGTCAACAGCCTGCGCGGCATAGCGCCACATATCAGCGCCGTGTGAATATTCGTCATGTAGCGGGGCCATGGGTTCGCCTGTTTTGCGATTGACAATTCGGCGATAGCGTTTCAGGCATTCAAGCAGGCGCACACACTTTTCGTCGATAAACGCTCTCGGGAATACCGTTCGTGCCGCCCGGATGCCCTCTTCAATCGGCGTGATCGGCAATACCTCAACCGTCCGGCCCATGCCGCGCAGGATTTCTTCAGTTGATTTTCCGGTTTTGAAGTCCCGAGCCGCGCCGTCATGCGGAATGAAATCCTTTCCGTAGCGATGCGGCAGCTTTTCCAGTTCGCGCACGTACCAGTCGAGGGTCTTGTGACTGCTTTCGATATAGCCGATACAGCGCAATTCGGAAGCTGATCGCTGAAACAGGCCGATTGTCATGCTGTCGTTCCAGCCCAGATCCCAAACAGTGTCAACAATAAGAACGGGGTCAGCAGGAACATTACGGACGCGGCCTTCTAAATACATGCGGTCGACTTCGGCAGCGTAAATCGCGCCTTCTGCAACCCGCAGCGGCTGGCCTTCCCATATGTTCTGGTAGTTGTCCGGATCTCGGTGCAGGGTGCCTAGTCGCTCATCGTTCAGGACTGCCGGAAACCACGGGTTATCGCGCCAGTTGATAGCGCGTACCCATGAATCGACCGGCGGCATCTGGACAAGCCTGATCCACGTTTCATCGGTTTCCAGATGCGGATTGAATGTCGACCAGATCTCGGAGCCGGGTTTGCGGATTGTTGGCGTCAGGACGTCCCACGACCGCTTTGATACCGACTGTGCCTCCTCAATCCATGCAATGTCCAAGCCCTCGAAGGACTTGATGGATTCAACGGTGTGTTGGGCCAAGCCAGCGAACACAAACAGACTCCCGGTTTTGCTCCGTATTTCTGTCTGCGTGACCTCGTAGTTAGCGCCGAGTCCAAGTTGCTGGATCTGATCCGACAGCAGCCGGTGAACGGATTCCTTGATTGATTCCTGGACTTCCCGAAAGCATCCGATGCGTAGGCATTTTGATGCCGCCAAGATCAGCAGGACGCGGGCAACAGTCCACGATTTTGCTGATCCTCGACCGCCATGCATGGTTTTGTATCGGTGCGGCTTGAATAGCTCGGAAGACCACTCAGGAAGCTGCGCTATTGTCATCAGTTTTTGCCGTGACAAACTCGATAGTCAGTGATGCTGCGATGGGCTGTCCGTTCGGGCCGGTTAGCTCTTGTTTCGTTTTTTCGGTGTAGTCGGCAGGGAATCGACAGGAGACAGCCTTACCCCATGCAGAGGCGCTAAACCCGGACATCATCATGCCGGTCTGCCCTGCATCCTCCCACCACGCTTGTGAATGGGCCATCGCGAGTGATAGAGCGTCGGAAAACTGAGGGTAGACGCGCTCCCACTCGTATAGCGAATCTCTGGAGACGCCTAGTTGTGCAGCCATCCATGTTTTGCTCTTGCCGTCTTTTCCCCACTCAATAACAGCGTCGCAAAACTCGGGTTTATATTCTGTTGGTCTTCCGCCTGGCATTGGTCGTCTCCCATCTGCAATGATGTTTTACGCCCACCAAGACGGCATAAATTACTTGGTCCCAGTGTACCGGTCGCCGACTGTGTGCAGCCAGTTGCTCAACGTCTCGACGCCGACAAAGCCAAGATACACAGCGACGGCATAGGCCATGTCAGTACTGAGTCCAAACGCGGCAATTACCGGTTTGGCGGCTACTGTCGCCAGCGCAATAAGCGCCGCTCCCAGATGCACCACCTTCCAGCTTTTGCGGCCCGACTGATACCGGGAGCGGATGACTGCAGTCAGGTAGCCGAGCATCGGGGCCGACAGGGTTTTAATCCAAGCCCAGATGACCATAATGTCTATTTCACCGGGAGGCCGAAAGTCCATGCGCTCACGGCTCATTTCTGCGGATCTGGTGTAACGACCATGTGAGTCAGAACCAGCCCCTGCACAACCTGAATGACGGGCAGATACTGCGGCTGTAGCGTTCCGGCAATTTGCAGGCCGCCGAGAATAATGGCCTTCCATGTTGACGGCTCGGACAGGCGGTCTTTAATGCATTTCATGGCAATGATCTCCCGGCCTGAAAGTCGGCCAGCGTCAGGCCGCCCGTAAATTGAAAGTGCGGAAACTCAACGAAAGAATGCCAATTACCCGCCCATTCCAGTCCGCACTTGACGCCTATAGCACCGATTTTTTGCCAGATGATGCGATCATCCCCGATGGTTGACCAAAGCGGTTTGCCGCCGATAACTGGCACGATATCAAAGGCAACCCGGTAATTATGGAATGACTGCCCTCCCTTGGCATTGGTGACGATGTGACCAGGAGAGGTCCGGCCTTGGGCGTATAGGTTATTTTGGGACTCGTTGTCGCGATAAGTGCTGGTGATGATGACGTCATATCCCGCCTTCTTGCATTCAGACAAAAAC